GCTCGGCCACCGTCTCCGGCGCCTGGGCTTCGTTCTTGTGGGCCGCAGCGAGCTTCGCGCGGACATCCTTCAGAAACGCAAGAGCTGCTTCGGCCTCATCGGCGCGCGAGCCCTGCTTCGCGGTCGACAGCTCGGTTTCGAGCTCGGCGACGCGAGCAACGGCGGTGTCACGCTCGGCGGTGAGCGAAGTCACCTGCGCTTCAGCAGCGGCATGACGACGGGTCAGGTCGATCACGGAAGCCTGAGACTCGGTCAGCTGGGTGATCAGAGCGTTGGTATCAAAAGACACTTCGTGTTCTCCTTTAGAAGCCCGAACAATCAAGCTTTCCGTATCAAATCCTTTCGCCTGCAAACGGGCGAACATTGCGGGCTGCAACTTAGACTGACTGCGACCGACAATTTTAGCGTTATCTGCTGCACCACGCGCAACCAGGCTGAGTTCGATGAATTCCGAAAGGCCGACGAGGTTGGCATGCACGCCGTCTTCGCCAATCGTGTGGCCGTTGGCGCATGTGCGGCTCATCATGTTTTCCCAGCTCGCCTCGGGACCGAGATAGTCCCAGAGGCAATCTGAACACAGGAACTGGGTGGGGAGGAAGGAAACCGACACCTCGTCGAGCGAACCGGCGTTCAGCTTGGTGATGAGGTCTTGCTCCGTCGGGTCCAGATAGAACAAGGCCCGAAGCTGCAGATCACCCCCTTCCCCATAAAAGAGATCGGCATCGAACACGCGACCCTTGGGTTCTCCCATCAGCTGGTGATCGGAGATCAGGGGAAGGTGGTTGCCGTTCCGGATGCTATCGGCCATTTGTCGGAGCGTGACTGGCGCGATAACGGCTTTCTCGAAGATGGTCCCGTTCTTGCCCGTCAGCGGCTTCGTGTTCAAAGCAATCGCTTCGAAGATAGCAAGACCTGAAGTGTCGATATCGGGATCAACACGCTCTTTGATCAGAGCAGAAAGTTCAGGCGTGATCGGGATCTGCTTCATCGACTTGGGTATGGGTAAACGGTTATTGGTTGTCGAGTGAATCAGTCTCAACCAGCTCTTTGACAGCGGCTGCGGCGGGGTGCATTCCGAAGAAAGCTCGAGCCGCCCAACTACGCTTGCGTTCCAGGAGAGCCATCACGTCGTCGAAACTGTGGTCCCTGAACGCTCGGTAGGTCATAAGCGACCGGGCCTCGCGAGCTTCAGCAGAAATCTGATCGTCTCCGTACAGATGCACGCTGGCCTGAACCTCGATGGCGTGACCGCGCAGCTCCATGTCGGCCTGCAGCAGCTTCGGAACCCAAAGTGCGAGAGCAAACGCGACCAGAAGCAGCGGCCAGAACTGGAGCTCGACCGCTGCAACCGCTACGGGTGCGCCGGCGATGAGGCCTCGCTTCCACTTGTAACCCCACTCGTAGCGCTCCTGAGCCCAAACGGCAGCTGGATGGTTCGCCTGCCTGGCGATCTTGATCGTGAACGGGCCGTTCTGACCGTTGTAGCCGAGCTCATGCGGGTCACCTTCCACGAGCCAGGTGGGTGGGAAATATGAGATCATCTTCATTTCGGAGGCACCACGTCGATTTCAGGACCGGGGAAGAGGGATCGCAGGACAATGCTGGCTTGGTTCCAAGCCAGGGTGGCCAGCGCGATGCCTGCTTCGTGAACACCCTTAGGCAGCTCGTCGGAGAGAACCAAGCCGGTCAGGATCGGCGCCGAGACCGCTGCAATGATGCCCACTGCTGCGCGAAGCTGATCACGGGTCATTCGACTTCCCCTGCTCGTGTCTGGTTCGATCGCTCGTTCTGACTACCTTCCGGCGCCAGGCCACGTCCGAGCGAATCCGTGTTCGGCGAGATGCCCTCAACATCGATCTGCTGGTTTGCTGCTTCGAGGAAGCCGGTGCCCGAGAGGAGCGGTGCGCCGTCCGGTGCAGGGCGCCCGTAAACCTCGTAGTGATATTCGTCGTCGGTGATCAGGCCGAGGCTGAGATCCTGCCGCAGTCGCGAGGCCTTCATGGTCTTCTGGGGCTCGAGCTCGAGCGTCGGGCGAAGCTCGACCGGAACGAAGCTTGCGACCACATGTCCCTGGAAGCCCGCCAGGCGGACGGCAAAGGTCAGCAGCTTGCTCAGGCCATTGGCCACGGTGCGGTTCAGCGCGTCTGCCGAGAGAGCAAACAGCCGGCTTTCGGTCGACGCGGTCTGGCCGTTCGAGCCCTTTCCGACCACGGCCGGCATGACCTTGAGCGCAGCCTGGTTCTGGTTGTCGAGAACCTCGATGACCTTCTCGATCTGAAGGCCAGCGCTCGGGTTCTTGTCGTTGATGATCTTGGCACTGATCGCGTTCGAATGGATGAACGCGTCACGAGCGGTGAGACCGGCGACAGTGCCTCGGATCTTGGCCAGCTCGCTTTCGACGAAGGCCCGCGACTTCGCGATGTCACTCTTGAATGCCGGCGGCTGGTGCTGCAGCAAAACGTCTTCGAGCACCTCGACGTCGAGGCGGGGATAACCCACCACCTGCATGATCCGGTAGAGCTCGTTGATCACGTCCTGACGAGCAGCGACGGTGTTGATCGCCGACACGAAGGGGCTGTAGGTGTAAGGGCTCAGCGGACTCTGGTGGAAGTTCGCCGTGAAGAAGGTTGGGATGTTGAGATCGATGATCTCGTTGCTTCCGCGAGGCTTCTGCACCGGATTGAAAACGCCAGGCGTCTTCTCGCGCCACTCGATTGTCGAGGGATCTGGCAGGCGGATATCTGAAGGCACATAGGCCTTGTCGAGCACAAGCTCGATGCCGAACATGCCGCGCAACAGGATCATGTAGCGCAGCTCGTCGCAGAGCTCTTCAAGCGTGCGCTTGCGGCTGTAGCCGGTGGTGTAGTCGTAGGTCGACGTGATATTGTGCAGGATCGAGTAGGCCCGGGTGAGGCCCTCGAGATCGAGCTGTCCCTCGGCGTTGTAGGCTTTGAGCACCATCTGGGCTGAGCCCGAGATCGTCAGGTAGGAGTGAACTGCAGCCGAGACATCCGAGTCATGGTTGACCAGCTCGCCGAGCAAGGTGCGGCTGTCGCTCGCCTGGCGAGTGTTGAACAGATCGTCGAGGTGCTGCCGATAGGTCGGTGCGGTCAGGATCTCCTGACGCGGATTGAATGTCGGGGTGTACGTCGTCCCGTTGCGAGTGCCTCGGCCCTTGGGGAGGATAATCGCTTGAAGATCTTGCAATAGCGCCACTGCGTTTAGCCCATCCTCGAAATCTTCTTGGCTCCTGCGTTGCCCAACGTCCTGAGCTTCTCCGAGCTCTGCGCGGCCAGCAGCATCGGCGTGGTCCGAATTTGCGGCTGCGTGATCGTGTAACTGTGCTCGTGGATGCGCCGAGACAACATATTGAGGGCAATAGCGTGGAAGTAGTGGTCGGTACCGACCGTCTTCTCCCAGGTTGCTCCTGCCTCAGGCTTCTCGGGATCTTCGACGCGGCGATTGTCCTGAAGGTGCGTAATGATTGCGTCCTTCTGGTCCTTGTAGCCGCAGAAGGAGACGTTGCGCCCCTGGACCATGGCCTGGATGCGATCGAGCACCATGGTTTTGTCCGCTGAGTAGTGCGTAATCTCGCCGAGCTCATTCTTAACCGGGTGCAGCATGGCACTGCCACGATACTGGACGGGCATGATCAGATTGCCGGTCGTGATGCGCAAAGCGTCGACCGTCGGTTCGAACGGAAAGCGGTCAGCCGCACCCTGGACAATCGGGTAGACGGCGCGCAGCTGCTGGATGCGGTCGTCGAGCAGCGCCACCGGCAGCGTCTCGAAGTGGAAGAAGATCGGCTTGCCCTCTGAATTGTCGAAGCTCAGCGTCAGGTGACAGAAGAGGCCGACGTCGACGCCGAGGTAAACCGAAGCGTCGGCCGGGATCTCCGGCACGTTCGGGCCTTCCATACAGGCCTTGATGTCCTCTTCCTGGATCTGGCTGTCGGCGTTGTCGTAGGTCTCCCCAAGCACTGTGTTCCAGAAACCGCGAATGTTGTTGAGCGTGTGATAGTTCGACAACTGCTGGAAGATGTAGGGCAGCGGGATGCGCGAGGTCGAGAACGGCCGCACCCAGTAGCCACGCGAAAGCGTGCGGCTCGGATGCCTAGCAACCCATTCGCGCAGCTCGGGCGCCTTGAGATTGAGCGGTCGCCGGCACTTCTCGCAGCAGACATAGGCGTCCTCGAGGTTGAGCGTCGCAATCTGGTCCGGGTTGAGCTCGGTGAGGCACTCGACCTCGTAGTTGAAGCTCGGAATGTGGACGAAGTCCCGCGTGAAGCGCGGCAGGTTGTAGTGATTGCACGAGGGGCACCGCACGAGATACTCGTGCTGATCCGAGGTCTTGTACCGGGCGTCGATCCCTCGTCCGCCGAACGTCGGCGTCGAGAAGGCCTGGGTCATCTTCATCTCCGAGCCCTGGAGACGCGACTGGTAGAGCGCGATGATATCCTGGGGACTGAGATCGAGCTCGTCGTGCATCAGGAAGTCGGCGCTCGTCGAGGTTGCGTCACCCTCGGTGCATCCGGTGATGTAGCCGAACGAGTTTCGGATCTGGATCTGGTCCTTCTTGCGCACCGGCTGCGTGGCGCTGGGCGGGTTGAAGACCTCGTGACCTTCTAGAACAGGTTTTATTCGTCCATTGTAAATTCTTGTATACATTTTATCATTTGGCAAAGAAAATATGCCTACGAGTGCAGTATTTCTTGTCAACATAGCAAGAAATTTGCGAATCTGGACTTCCGTATTATGAGTAGGAATCATCCCTTTACCTGCAAGAAACAGATGACTAGGAGAATCCACAGAAATGCATCGAACAGCAACTGGATCAATACGCCGCACATCGACGATACGTCGAACATTGATGCCACTCGCCTTAAGATTTGCTAGTTTTCTAGGGAGCGTGGCAATTTGAAGCCCATCTGCAAACGCTTTGAATGAAACTCTACCGGCTTCCTTAGTTTGACAACTATATCCGTTAGCAAACTCTCTATGGTGACTATCAATCCAAGTTAACGTTGGCTTGAAACCAAGCGAAGTTATGAGCTCAAAAAACTGCAATACCAGCTTTTTAGAGGTGTTCGTAAAATAGCAATGCCCGTCCTTTGCTGATACGCAACCATCCGAATCCATCAAGCCTTGGACCAATTCAATTCTGCTCTGCATGTCGGACCTCATGTAGTGATCCGGCACCTCTTTATTAGGGCAGATTTTTCTAAGTGCTTCAGCCAACGATCGCTGGTTTTTATACCTTCCACTACCAGGGATTTGGTCGTGAAAATGAACTTTGAACTGCTGTGAATTTTTAGATTTATGGCAGATCAGATTCCTTTTCTTAAGCACGTCAAAATAATGAGGCATATCGTCCTCATGAGCGGTGATAACCGACGCCTTAAGTGTGCCGTCTCCGAGCCACAAGCCGAGATAATAAGGATCTACTTCAAGATTGACTTTGGGCAGCTCAAGGGGTCTAGTTGTAGGAATTCGGTAAATATACCTTGATCCCCGCTTAAACTCCTTTGCAATTGCCGAAGTACTAATGACGCCTTTTTTAACGTAACCTACTCGTGTTCCTCTACCTGAATAAACTCCATTCTCGTTGAATATCCGATCTGACTCCACATACCAGCGGTGGTTAGCGTCGGCGACGATCACTTCGCCGGTGTCGAACTCAACCTCG